AACTACCAGAAAGCTATCACCTGAGCAGCAGGAAGTAGAAGAGCTGACTGATGCACAGCGCAATATTGAACTCTTAAGCAATGATCAGGTAAACGAGCTCCTGCAGAAGAGTGGAACACCAGAAGATCTAGCCTTTCATCTAATACAGCTTATGCCTGAGGCCAGTCAGTCTCAGTTCACGGCGAATCTGGAACGAGCTTTATATGCAGGTGATGTACTAGGGTATGTCACGGCAGAAAAAGAAAGATAATCTATTAAACTTCTATTTAGGTATATAAAATCATTACTATTTTATAAGAATATATGAGGTAGTAATGATTGATCTAATGAAGTTAATAGAACTCATTATCAATCGAAAGGATAAATTTAGAAAAGCAGAAGAACGTTTCAATCGAAAATCTGATTATTTTCTAGAAATATCTGAGATTGATAAAGATAACAATCTTTCTCCTCATAGCAAGCGCGCAATGAAAAATGCAGCAGCTCAGAAGTTATCTGGTAGTGGGTTAGCTACTTTCGAAGTTTTAGATTACTACAATAGACATCCAGATTTTACTAATTTTGAAATAGTAGCGCCTTTAGTAATTTATTGGGATGATGTGCTTATAAAAGCGTACGATGAGAAGTCAGTCTTAACAAGACTTGAAATAAATGAGATAGCTTTTAAAAAAGAGAAAAGAAATTTAATTTCTTCTGTAATTTTTATAAGCTTCGTAATAGTTTTGTTTCTTGTTAAGGGCAATGCTGTAATTCATTTCATTGCTAATAATTTTTATATAAATAAAGGTGTTATTGGTGCAGTATTTCTTGGATTGATAATATTTTTCATTCTCTTAATAATTATTTTTTTAATTCTTCTAATGAATCTTTTAGATCTAAGAAGATTAGTTAAATGATAACTTAAAAATTAAAGCAGCTTCTAAGCTGCTTTTTTATTGGAGCCGAAAATTGCAACCAGTCACATTCTTAGAGGCCTTACAGTTTGCCCGGTCTCGTAAAATCGTATTGCCTGATGAGTTTTACTCTCTGGATCTCAAGACACGACAACTGGCCACCACGGTCAGTTTTTTATCGAGCATAGAACAGATCCAGACAGTGATAGCCGCCGTAAACAAGGCCATCTCAGATGGCTCGACATTTGAGGACTTTAAGAAACTGGTCGCTGAACATGAGATCAAGCTCAGTGAGCCTTATCTCAAGAATGTTTTTAGAACCAATATTCAGACGGCGTATAGTCATGGACGCTGGCAACAGCAGCAACGTAATAGGGACAAACGACCATACCTGATGTATTCAGCTATCGATGATAGCCGGGTCCGTCCAAGTCACCTGGCATTGAACCGTATTATCCGTCATATCGATGATCCGTTCTGGCTCATGTATTACCCGCCGTGGGGCTTCATGTGTCGCTGTACAGTGATTGCCTTAACCGAGAAGCAGGCATTGAAATATGGTATTACACCTGATGATCAGCTGCCGGAAGTGGCTGAGGAAATGGGGTGGAGTACTAGTCCAATGACCTATGGCGATCTATCTGGTCTGGTGGACCAGAAGATTCTGGATTCTGACCTGGATAAACCGTTTTTACTGGAGCAGAAGGAAGTTATCAAAGCCGAGTGGACAGCAAGTAAAAAGCTGGCCAGTTTATTTGCTCCAATGGATGAGCAGAGCCGTGATCTATTTGAAACTATTGTTGAGACAGTTTTACCTTTAGATCCGGAAATACGTCCAAGTACAATTAAGACTTTCTTGGATTATGTACAAGGCAATGATTCAGCTCTTACGGCGCAGTTAAAGCAACCATCTATCACTCTGGCTGAGGAAGTACTTAAACGCTGGTTGAAGGAGGATTTAGGCAGGTTGCAGGCAGTGGCATCGAATAGTGCAACTACAGTGACCGGATCGGCTTCACTAGCCTACGCTGCATTATTGGAGGTAGGTAAGGTCATTACATTGGATGCGCCGTTACTGCTTGCAGGTTCTGCTTCAAATATTGTGATTCAGATTGAAAATGCTAAAGGTTTAGGTATTGATCTGGAAAAGTTAAATGCAGGGCAAGGTGTACTGTTTCCTTTAGGCATATCTTTTCAGGTAGTTTCAAGTGAAATAGTAAATGGCCAGATGATTTATACACTGAAAGCCTTAACTAACTAAACTTAAGAAATTAATTTGAGCCACTCCATTAGGGGTGGTTTTTTTATGGAGCATGAAAAATGCCAGATCCAAATGAAGAACGGCTGAAATATCTCTTTAATACATCAGCCATTGAGGTACCTCAGGCCAAAGAGGGAGAAAAGCGTACATTTAAAGGTACGGCATATAGCGGTGGACGTGTAGATGGTCACTGGTACTGGGGCCGTACTGGCGTGGTCTTTGATCTTGAGGGTATCGAAATTGATTCACCTACTGCATTGCTGGAAGAGCACTTCGGCTCTAATCGTATCGGTGTAGTTAAAAAAGTCGATACCAATGGAAAGATCGATGTAGAAGGACACTTCCTGACTAATGAACGAGCTAAGGAGATTGTCCAGGACTCTGATGACGAGTTTCCATTTCAAATGTCCATGTTCATTGATCCGGGTTCAGTTGAAGAGGTAAACACAGGCCAGACCGTTGTGGTTAATGGTCAGTCATTTACCGGACCTATCGCCGTTTTTCGTAACAACCGTATTCGTGAATTCACGATCTGCTCTACCGGTGCTGATCGGAATACATCAATCAAAGCCTTCTCAGGCAAACTTAACTCCAATCAACCACCAGAAGAGGACACAGACGTGACCGAAATAGAAAAAGCACAACAGGCCAAACAGCAGGCAGAAAAGGAGCGCGACGATGCGCTGGAAGAGCTGAAACAGTTTAAAGCCCAAAAACGTGCTGATGAGATTGCAGCTTTAGAAACAGAGCTGAAAACACAATTCAGTGCTGACGATAAAAACGCATACACCAATATGGACGACTCCATCTTTGCCTTTACTGCAAAGCAGCTTCGGCAGTTCTCTGCAGGTGGGCAGCAGCCACCAGCTGGCCAGCAGCAACAACAAACACCAAGTGTAAATCCTGCGCTGAACTACCTGTTCAATCATCAGGCTACTGGTGGCCAGGGTGGGCAAGCACCACAAGGATCAGCTTTGGATCAGGCATTCGCTAAATTTGCGGCAGCTCAGGAGTCTAAATAATGGGAACAATTACTCAAACCATTACGACCAATCAATTGGTGGTAGGCGATGGTATTCGCACCGAAAATGCCAAAGTAAAAACAGCAACTGCATACAAACGTGGGGATCTACTCAACGTTGGTGCAAATAATGTGGCTGACCACCCTGTTGTTACCACTGGGGTGGTAGGGGATTGGAACGCGATTGCTGTTTCAGATTTCACTGCAGAGCAATCTACATATCACGCCAACAATAACTTAGAAATGCCAATCTATACACAAGGTCCTTTCGATATTGCTGTAGTTACTGTGAACGGAGTTCCATTAACAGCAGATCAATATGATGCAGTACGTGCACAGGCATTGGCTAATAAAATCGAACTTCGTAAAGTGGTGGGGAACTAAGACATGAGTCAAACTTTTACATTTCAAAATGCACCAGTTGAATTACTGGATGTGCCACAACTCGTGCTACTGACCGACACTACTCAAAAAGTAGATACCTGGTTGATGGATCGCTTTTTCCCTCAACGTGTTTCATACACCAAAAAGGAAGTTCCTGTTGGTGAGCTCAATACAGCAACTCCACTTGCGCCGTTTGTTACTCCGACTGCAGCTGGCCGTCAGATCAAAGTAGGTGAATCTGGTAACGTGAAGTTCGTGAAGCCTGCTTATCTAAAACCAATGATGACGGTAATGCCGAGTGAAGTGCAGAATACCGCCCTGATCGCACGCTTACGTCAGTTTGGCGTGATTGCGACCGGTTCAAATCGATTGTCTGATGCAGACTTGCTCTTAATCGACCAGGCACAAAAGGCTCTGTACCTGCGTCAATCTATTGAAAACCGGAAGCTGCTGATTGCCCGTGATGTACTGCTATATGGTAAGACTACTTTTGCCTCAGCAGATTTCCCGATGTACGAAGTGGATTATGAGCGGAACCCGGCCTGTAACTTCACACCTCTGATTAAATGGGGACAAGCAGGAGCCACACCGGTTAAGGATATTCAGGCGATGATTGACTTGGCTGTCGAACATTCAGGTACATCACCAAATATGGCTTTGACTACATCTAAAGTATTTAATGTCTTGATTAAGGATCCTGAGTTTAAAGAAAAATTCATTGCTCCTTATGCAGGTATTAGTGTTCCAATCACGCCAACTTTCGACCAGGCTGACAAGCCTCAGTTCCGAGGCACAGTGGACAATATCGAAATCTGGACCTATGACGCTAAGCATAGTATGGGGGGGAGTACCGAACGCTTTATCCCTGAAGACTTCTTTGGTCTGGTTGCCGATGCCAATGGCTGGATCGCACATTGTGCATTGCAAAACGTTGAAGCATTCGGTCAGGCTCTAGAGTTCTATTTAAGCCAATGGCAAGAAAAGAATCCTTCAAGCATTCAATTACTCGCTGAATCCTCTCCACTGGCTGTTCCAAATAACAAGAACGGTTTAGTGGGTGGTCGTGGATTCGTATAAGGAGAACTCAATGCCAAAATATATTGCAAAACAGTCGATCGGACATTTTCGTCCAGGTCACGAAATAGAAGGGCTTGAAGCTAAACAACTTCAGGCCCTTTTAGCATCTGGGGCTATTGAAGAATATCAGGAGCCGGAAGAGCCTAAAGCAGATGGTACCATTGCACGTTTGGCTGAGCTTGAAAAGGCTAATGCAGAGCTGACAGCAAAAAATACTACTTTAACTGAAGCCAATCAGACAGCTGCTGCTGATAAAGCCAAGGCTGAGCAGGAAATTGCTGAACTTAAGGCAAAAGTGGCTGAGCTTGAAAAGGCCAAGCCAGCGTCTAAGTCTAAGACCAGTGACAAGCCAGCTGAACAGGGTGCGGAAGCAGCCAAGTAAGGTGATCTATGTACGCAACAGAAGCAGACATGGTGAAGCGGTTTGCTGATGACATTGAAGAACTAAAGCTGATGCATGCAGATGCAGCAGCTTCTATCAATGAAGCGCTTCAGGATGCGGCAGAAGAGATTAACGGTTATATTGGTGGCCGTTATCCTCTGCCTCTTCCCAATGTGCCCAGTAATCTGAACCGCATGGCCTGTGATATTGCCCGTTACCGGCTTTATTACCAGCAACCCACTGAAGAAGTGCGTAACCGTTATAAGGATGCGATTAAATTTCTTGAACGGGTACAGGACGAGAAAGCACATCTACAGATCCAGACCGCAACCAATGAAATTGTAGATGATCAGCCTAAGGGCCGGCCTACCACAATGCCCATTGGAACCAGTTATGTAGGAGGCGTGTTTGGTGATGAAACGCTAGACAAGATGCCTTCATTTAAATAAGGAGGAGGTATGGCTTTTGCTATAACAATTCGTCCTGACAATGAATCTGCCATAATGGCAGTACTGCAGCATATGGCCGATTTCGACAGCAGAAAGGAGGATATGTTTGTCGAGATTGGTGGCTATGGAGTTTATTCCACTCAAGACCGGTTTATCGGTCAGCATGATGTAGATGGTAATCCATGGAAACAGTCATGGCTGGCCCAGATGCAAAATGGTCAAACAGGCCGTGATACGGGTGAATTAATGAATGAATTGCACTATAACCTGCGCCCTGATGGAGTTGAGTGGGGTTCAAACAAAATGTACGCCCATGTCTTTCATTTTGGTGCCACCATTCTGCCTAAAACGGCGGAGTACTTAACCTTTGCGGTGGGTGGCCAGTTCAGGAAAGTAAAACAGGTCAATATCCCTTCTCGTACCTTTCTGGGCATCAATCAGGATGATGATGAAGAGATCCTTAATATTATCGGGAGGCATATAGGTGTCTGACTTTTTTGCAGTACGTGGAGAAATTGCCGAGAAGCTCAAGGAGATTCCGGATTTCAAGCAGATCTATACGCCGTTGAACTCTGTACTGGTGACTGAAATGTCTCAGGTAACCCCATCAGCTCACGTCAACTTCGTGCGGGTTCGTCCTAAGGATAGTGCGGGCAAGGGAAAAATGAACATGATCAGCCAGCAGTGGGCGGTCACCGTGGCCTGTAAGAATGCCCGTTCACAGTCTATAGATGGTTCAGCGGTAACAGATCAGGCGGGTAATCTTCTTGAAGATGTTATTCAGTTGCTCTCAGGCTGGAAGCCAGCCTCGGCACGTGGGGAATTGATGCTGGTTGATGTGAAAGAAGCCTTCAGTACAGGTTTTGCATATCTCACAGCAGTATTTGAATCAGAACGATTTATCTAGGAGCCAGTCATGGCAGCAAAACAATATACGGCACTACAACCTGTAGGCCGGTTTAAAAAGGGTGAGTTCGTCGGTGGACTGGATGATGCTCAAATCAAAAAATTACTGGCAGACGGCGTGATTCAGGAAGTACCTGAAGCAAAGCCAGCTGCTTCAGCCAAGAAAACCACAGGGGATGAAAAGTAATGGCTAAAAAGAACTATATTTCGCTGCAGGGTAAGTTTTACCTGGCAGAGATTGCAAACGGCATTGCCGGTGCCATGCGTCAGATTGGTAATGTGCCAGAGTTTGAGATTGAAATTGATGCTGACGTGATTGAGCATAAAGAATCAATGACAGGCAAGCGCACGACTGATTTCACCATGATCAATGCAACCTCGGTAAACTTTAGCGGTACGCTTGAGGAAGTTAATCCCGAGAACCTGGAATACATTCTGTCAGGGATGAAACATAGCATAGCAACCAAGACTGAAGTGGATGTGTCTTTAGGTACCGTTGTTGCTGGTCAGGAAATTAAACTGGGTGGCTATAACCTTAAAGCAGTCTCATTTAAGGATTCTACCAGCGGTGCAGCTAAAACAGTCAATGCAGAAGACTATACGCTGGATGCCAAATTCGGTACCGTAATTTTCCATAACGTGGCTGATTTGACCATGCCATTACTGGCAACCTATACCACAGGTGAAGTCACTCATACCACGTTGGCATCTGACTTTGAAAAAGAGTATCAGC